GAATATATAAAGATATTTAATGGCTATAGACATGCGTATGGTATCGCAGACTGGACCAACGCTGTCATTGATCCAGAGAACGGTAAAAAGAAACCTGTATACAGATGGAACTACGAAGAATTTACTGACGCAATTTATCAAGAACATTTAGAAGGAAATATATCTGTTGGAATACAACCTACTAATGAGAAAGGCACTGCTGTATTTGGTGTTATAGATGTAGATCCAAAACAATACGAAAACTTTGACAAAAAATTTTATTTAGAAACTATTCAAGAATACAAGCTACCTTTGATACCTGTAGAATCTAAAAGTGGTGGCTTACATTTATATTTATTTTTAAATGAGTTTGTACAATCAACAATTATTGTATCATTCTTAAGTAACTTACTACCTATATTTAATCTTAAACCAGACTGTGAAATATTTCCTAAGCAAACACAACTAACAAAGGATCCGGAAACAGGGATCTTAAAACCAGGACAGTTTATAAACCTACCATACTATGGTGGAGAAAGACGTGCTGTAAATATTGATGGTACATTCTTTACGTTAGAACAATTTATAAAAGTTGTAGATGCAAACATAACTACAAAAGATGAATTAAAAACTATTACAGAAGACATGGAGAAACAATCCATGGAGGGCGTTGATGAGGATTTTGTTGAAGGACCACCTTGTCTTGCGTTGATATCTAAAATATCTAATCAATCTAACTTTGATGGTAAAGATAGATTTATGTACAACTATCATGTGTTCGTTAAAATGAAATACCCAGACAATTGGGAACAGAAAGTAAAAAATGCACCGGTAAAATATTTTGCAAGAGAACACGCTAATGCGTGGGATGATAATAAGTTAAAACAAAAGACAAGATCATGGAACAGATCAGAAAAAGGTTACACTTGTAATCAAAGTCCTATTAGTGATTTTTGTAAGAAAGGTATATGTGTTAAAAAGAAATTTGGAATACTTGCAGGATCAAAAGGACAGTATCCTGTGTTAACAAACTTAAGAAAGATAGATATAGAACCAGACCCAGAATATGAATTTGATGTAACCAAACCAGACGGTATTGGTAAGGCAACAGTGCATTGTAAAACAATTGAACATGTCACAGATCAACGTAAACGTAGGAACTCAATAGCAAAAGCTGCAGGGTTTCCACCACCAATTATAAAAGCACCAGAAGATCAAACAGTGTTAGAAGCTTTGTTCCAAACACAGAAAGTAATTAATCCACCTGTAGGTACATCACCAAGAGAAAAACTACATGACGTATTGCATGCAAAAATAAATGGACCTAAAGCCATGAACGATGCATCGTTTAAATCTGGTACAGTATTGATAGAAGACGGTTACGCATACTTTAAGTTTGATAAATTTTATGCCAAACTACAATCTAAAAACTGGAAACACGGTGAAGATAAGACAGGTGTTATGATGAAAACTAATTACAAACATTGTGACATACAATTTTTAGAACAAAAAAGATATCCAAGTACAATAAAAAATAAATACAATACACCTACAAAAAATGTAGTGTGTATAAGTATAGAGCATTTTAAAGACATAACAATTAATCATAACAAACTAAAACACAACACGGAGATAATGTAATGGCTGTTAGAAAAATATTAGGTCCTCCAGGTACAGGTAAAACAACAAAGTTATTAAAATATGTTAAAACATTTTTAAAACTAGGGACACCTCTTGATAAGATAGGATACTTTGCATTCACAAAAAAAGCTGCAGGTGAAGCGGTAGATAGAATGTTGGATTATCATACAGCGTTTGAAAAAAAAGATTTAAAACATTTTAGAACTTTACACTCATTAGCTTTTACACAATTAGGTATGAAGAAAAGTAATGTAATGCAGGACGAACATTACCAAGACATAGGTCGTAAACTTGGAATAGAAGTTACAGTTTATTCTAATGGTGAAGAGAGAACAGGATTTGTAGATTCTGACAGTGAATATTTTAATATTATTAATGCAGCTAGAATTAAAAACGTAACTATAGAAGAAGAGTATAATACAGACATGTACTCAGAAGACATTGATAAACACATGTTACAAATTTTAAAAGATGAAGTAGACAATTACAAACAATCCTATGGTCTGGTGGATTTTACAGACATGATCGAAAAATTTAATGTGGCAGAATTGTGTCCAAAATATGATGTAATATTTGTAGATGAAGCACAAGATTTATCGCCAATACAGTGGAAAATGTACGATATACTTAAGAAAAACTCTAAACATGTTATATTAGCCGGTGATGATGATCAAGCTATTTATGGTTGGGCCGGTGCAGATGTACAACGATTTCAGGACGAGCCTGCAAAAAACATAATTTTGCCACAATCTTACAGGGTACCACAACAAGTGCAATTTGTTGCTGATCAGATATTAAGTCGAATACCAGATGACAGACGTATTAGAAAACTATGGGCACCGCGTCCGGAATCAGGGACCGTGGAACATATAACAGCAATAGAAGACGCACCTCTACATGAAGGTGACTGGTTAATATTATCTAGAACCAATGACAAATTAAATAAATTAAAATCTGTTTTAAAAGATATGGCTATTTACTTTGAAATAAAAGGTAGAAAGAGTTATAAGACAAGATTGTATACAGCAGTAAAACATTACACAAGATGGCAACAAGGAGATTTATTATCTCTATCTGAAGTAAAAGATGTTTTAGAACAAACAGGACAAAACCCAGATCCATTTCCTACAGAAGAAAGAATGTATGATTTAACAGAGTTTGATTTTTATAAAGAGCATGACTGGTACGAAGTATTTACACAAGACTACGAAGAATGTTTATACATTAGAGAAATGCTTCGTAGTGAAGAACAATTATCTAAACCTGCAAGAGTAAAACTTTCTACAATACATGCAGCAAAAGGTGGTGAAGCAACAAATGTTTTATTAATTTTAGATAACACAAAAAAAATAAGAGACGCCATAGACAAAAGCGAAGACAAGCACGATGAAGAACATAGAGTTTGGTATGTAGGTGTCACACGTGCAAAACAAAACTTATACATAATGACAGCTAAACAGGAGGACAAAGGTTATGACATCGAAAGCATTACATAAACAGGTTTCGGGAACCCACTATATGTACATGGAAATACAGCCGGCAGAGTTTATAAACAAGAACAAATTGCTTTTTGCAGAAGGGAATGCTATAAAATATATATGCAGACATTCTCGCAAAGGTGGAATAGAAGACATAGATAAAGCAATACATTATTTAGAAATGATAAAAGAAAGGGACTATGGAGCCAAATAATCACATACCACATTACATGGGTTTGTTTACGTGTTTGTTAGTTTTGTGTTACTTAATATGAAAAGCAGAAACAAAAGCGTAATTAAAAAAATAATTAAGATAAGCAAACATAAATTTAATTTAGAAATATACCCACGACTAGTTGACTGGGAAATATTTCCGCATAATTACGAAGCCGCTTTGTATGCGTTTAGCAACAAAGATAAATTAACCAAACAAGTAGAGACCAACCACGTATATCAAAAGGAAACAAAATGAAGATACCTACCTTTAGCGCACAAACAGAATGGGTTATACCTACAGAATTTCCAGACTTAAGAGAAGTTGACGAAATTGCAATTGACCTGGAGACAAAAGACCCTGACCTGATTAAGAAAGGATCTGGATCTATAATAGGTAATGGAGAAGTTATAGGAATAGCTGTAGCAACTGCACATTACAAAGGATACTTCCCTATTGCACATGAAGGTGGTGGTAATATGGATAAGAAAAAAGTTTTAGAATGGTTTCAAGATATTCTTAAGACAAGTTCTACAAAAATATTTCACAATGCAATGTACGATGTGTGTTGGATTAGAGCTATGGGTTTAACAATTAATGGTATGATTGTTGATACAATGATAGCGGCAGCTGTGACTGATGAGAATAGATTTAGATATGATCTCAATAGTTTATCTTGGAAGTATTTAGGTTTTGGTAAGAACGAAGCAGCACTTGCAGAAGCAGCAGCTGAATGGGGTATCGATCCAAAGTCTGAAATGTATAAATTACCATCACTAAATGTGGGTAGCTACGCTGAACGAGATGCAGAAGCAACGTATGGTTTGTGGCAAGAAATGAAAAAAGAAATTATTGCACAAGATCTACAATCTATTATGGAGCTAGAAACAGATTTATTTCCGTGTCTTGTTGACATGAGATTCAAAGGTGTGCGTGTAGATGTAGAAGCAGCACACAATC